GCATAATCATTTAAAGCACAATTTAACATATCAACTGTTAATGATTTACCATTACTATTATGAGTAATTGTTCCATCTTCTAACATGTAGCGGTGGTTACCTGATAATTGAAAACCATAAAAATCATCTTCAGATAATTCTTCTACCTCTATTTTTGATAATGGAATACTATTCTTAAATATCTTGATTATATCTGTATAAATAATTAAATGGTATCCAACTGAGTGACATAACATTACAATTTGATCTACAATTAGATCATTGTATTTTGTTATATTAATTTCAGATCCATTTTCAATTAAATTATCTAATATCTTCATTCTTTTATTTATCTTTAATAATCGCGTATTTTTATACAAATTTTCATCAATTAATATATCAAATTTAGAATGTGTATTATTTAAATCTTTCAGATTATTTATATTAATTTGATCAAAATTAAAATCATTATTATAATGGTGATTATCTAATATTTTTCTTTTATAACCATATAATAATTTTTTAGCTTCTCCAAATTTTAAATAATCCTCAACTTTAATATCAATATAATAATACCCTTCAACCTGATATACACTAAGTCCTTTAAAATTAACTGCGTATTTTGAATTAATTATTCGTAAAGATAATATATGTTCCCCATTAACAACATAACTTGAAAAAAAATCTTTTTGATTTATTCTATACATTTTTGAACGACCCTTAAATAATTCTGTAACTAATCTCCTACGACTATCATCTCCCATTACATATTCACCAATTTGAATATCTTCAACGTTACGTAAATTACCATCATACATTAATATTTGTGTTCCCTTAGAATGACAACCAGTTCCTGTCCATATTTGAAATTTTTCATCAGGAATATTACCAATTAAACATCCAGATAGTAAATCTAATATATATTTATTCATATCTAGTTCAGGTTGAACTTCGAAAAAATATTTTATAATTTCTTTAACATAATTATTATTTTCATCAAATTTAATATAATTAATATTTGTTGTATATGACATAACATCTTCTGGTAATCCATCTCTAAATTTATGTTCTTTAAAATCATATACTCCATTATTAAATACAATAACATTTTTATTTTCATTTAAACGACTAGCAAATGTTGGATCAAAAAAGATAGTTCTACACTCAGTAATAATATTATTCTTTAATGATACATTACGAATCTTTTCAAATATCTTATCCACTTTCTTTCTTTTATCCAATAATTCCTCCTTCTCTTTTGCCGTTATTGCTGGTATTAACGCCTTTGTAAATAAAGCATGCGACAGTTTTACATACTCTCCCGCCATATCCTCGTTCAATTTTGTATATATAGTATGTCCTTCTTCACATTCAATCCATCGGTGATTTTTATATTCATACCATAAATTTGTCTTAATATTTGCGCAAATATAATTAAATCTATAAATTTTATAAAATGCCTTTGCGATAGAATAAGAAGATCCATCAATACTCTCTAATATCGCTTCATTTACTTTTGTCATTAATAAATCAGCAAATTTTTCAGGATTATCTTCTTTTGCCCATCTATATAATGAACCAAGTGAATAATTATTATTTCTAAATGTTTCCCACATTTTTTCACACTCACCTTCTTTATAATTACTTGCTAATTTACTAAATTCAATCCATGTTTCTATTAAACAGTAATCAATATTATGCAAACAAAATCCAACACTTAACCAACCTTCATAACTTTTTGCTCTATCCGGATTTAATATATCAGTTAATTCTTTGGCTGTTTTAATATCCTCCTGATTTGATACTACTGAAAATGTTTTTCTTCCAACAACCACTCTTTTTCGATTTAATTTTTCATATTCTGCTAATATTTTTTTTTCATCATATCCATCACGATATTCTGTTAAATTTTCTTTTCCGAATTTTCTTATACTCAAATATTCATGAATAAATTCATTATCATATTTACTTTTATCCTGATCTTTTAATTCATAATTAAAAATCTGAGTTAATAAATATGGAGGAGTTCCTGGCTTACAACTACCATACATCATCCAATTATTTGTTTCAATTACTGCTTTATCAACAATGTCTTCTGTTTTATTTAATAATCCTAGATTCTGAAATAATCCAATCTCATTTAATCTTATTACTAAATCATTTCTCATAACATATTGTAATTTATTTGTAGCACATATTCTAGGATATACAATATGAATACCATCTTTAAAACAATCTTCTTTTTCAGTCGGTTTTGATTTCTCAAATATAAATGTTAAAAAATCCTCTTCCTCAAATATCAAATATTTTGATATTATAATATTATATTCCTTTAAAAATACATTTAAAAATTTCTTATATATTCTTTCATCTAATTTTAAATCTTTTGGATATTTAACATCTATATCTATTAAAATAGGACCTTGACTTCTATGCACTTCTGATAAATATAATTCGGCACCTTCTGTTAGAGCTTTTTTATATAAATTAAAAAATTTATCTCTCTCTTTTGTATCAACTATATAACAACCTTTTGGATCACCTAACGAGGTATGCGAATAAGGTTCGCCACGAGCAACCTTATGCTCACCTAAAAATTTATAAAAATCTTGTGTATAATTCTTTTTATTTTTAAATATATTTGCCATTAATATTATAAAGTAAGTTTTATTTAAATAGATTTAATTTATTTATTTAATACATACAATTCAATGGATTCAATAATTTTATTAATTATCGGTATAATTGGGTTTGATTTAATAAAACATAATATTGAAAAATTTACAAACTCAAATAATCAAATAATCTTATTAGGCGGTAATTTAAATAATCAGAATACTTTTAAATATTCCGAAAATAAAAGACTAAACTTTAATTTCGGAAAATACCCCCCTTGTTTTAGTGTTAGCTATGAAGTTCAAAAAATATTTGATTTATTAGATATGGCCAACATTAAAGATAAATTTCAACAGCTATTTGATATTTATTCTATATTATTATGTCAAAAATACCATGCTGGATATAAAACATGTAGTTCTGAAATGTTGGCAGAAAGAATTAAAGATTTAGAAGAAATGTTGGTTAATAATTTTAATTCAGAAAAATACGTTGATAAAGTAAGTAAATATGTTAAATTAAATAACTCTAAGATATCAAGACTAATTATAATTAGCTATTATCTGATTGAAAAAGAAATGAAAAAAATTAATGATGAAGAAATCATTAGTTTAAATCGTAAATTTTATTATTCTACTTTCAAAGAATTAATGTTATTATGTGATGGATATTGATGTGATGGATATTAATTAAGGGTATATAAATATTTTGTCTGTTTAATAGCTCCTAATATTTCATCTCTTAAATTAATTAAATCAGTATCTTTCGCATCTAGGTATGGTATTAATTTATCTTCAAAATAGGTCATCATCATATCTAAATAACCAGTAGCTTCATCATCACTTAAATTATTAAGTGTTATAGTAATAGGAGCCGAAATTACTACCTTTCCATATTTACCAAAATATATTTCCATAAATTTATCTGTAAAATCGGTAATTTTTTCGAGTAATTCATCGGATGCTTTGTGTCTCGCATAACTTTTTGTTTGCCAGTGATATATTTGTGTTTGTTGTCTAAATGTTACTAAAGCATGAATTATTTCTTGAGCATCTGTTGGCTTAGCACCCCCTTTATATTTCTTTGAGTAATTTGAAATCATTTATATATATATATATATATATATTCATATATATATTAATCTAAATCTTATAAATTAATTAACTATTTTTTAGTTGCTTTATCAATGTTTTCAATAATTTTTTTTGCCTCAGCCAATGTTACTTTTTCATTTGGTGCTTTGTAAAACTTTTTTTTAAATATCAAGTAATATCCATATTTACCCTTACCTAATTTAATATCCTTATTTAAGTCTTTTAAAAATTTTTCACCTGTTTTACCAGTATCAGTTTTCCCTCCATTTTCTATTAACTTTTTAGCATCCTCTAATGTTATTTTATCATCTTCAACTGTATAATATTTCTTATCACATGCCAAATATAACGTGCCATTCTTAAAATTTTTATACAGTTTTATATCATCGCTTAATTCTATAGGATACTTCAAAAATTGTAAGCATATATCCATAGTAATACTACCAATCGGTGTATCTAAATATTTTAATGATTTATATTTAGTCTCTCCTCCCTCTTCCCATTTAATAGCATCTCCAAATTTAGTCTTAGTAATATAATATGATAATTCATCATGAGTTCCAATAAGTTTATCAGTATTAATATCAACTTTTGTTAATTTTACTTTAGATAATTTAGAAATTTCATCCATTAACTTTTTATAAAAAGCTCCCATTACTTCAATCTTTGTCATTTTACCATTAGCAATTTCATCTAACTTCTTTTCCATTTCTTTAGTAAATTCATAATCAACAATGTATGGAAAATATGTTTCCATAAATTCTAATACTTCATATCCTAATTCAGTAGGAACAAACTTACTACTCTCTTTTCCATAATTTATTTCCTTTGTCTCTTCCTTCAATTCTGTTTTAAATTTAAATGTTTTAACCTTCTTTTTTATTCCCTCAACATTCTTCACTTCTACATATCCTCTTGTTTCAATTTTATCGATAATACTCGCATAAGTTGATGGTCTTCCAATTTCCATCTTTTCTAATTGTCTTACTATATTCGCTTCCGTATATCTAGATGGCGGCTCTTTTATCTTTTCTTGTGATATTAATTCCATTAAACTTAATTTAGAATCTGTTGTTATTTCCGTCTTTAATTTATTATTATCTCCTTCTTCTGATTCTTCATCATTACCAATATCATATACTTTTAAAAATCCATCAAATTTTAATGTTTCTATATTACCCACGAAAGAATAATTTTTTAATGTTTGATCCGTATTCTTAATTGTTACTACTAATACATCATAAATTGCTGATGCCATTTGCGATGCGACAGTTCTCTTCCAAATCAAAGAATATAATTTCTTTTCTTCTGCTGTTCCTTCAACATCTTGCACTTCAAAATGTGTCGGACGAATACATTCATGTGCCTCTTGAGCATTCGCGGATTTTGAAGCATATTGAATGAACTTATAATAATTATTACCATAAGTTGTCGAAATAAATTGTTTAACATCGTTATGAGCTTGTTGGCTCATAGTTGGACAATCTGTTCTCATATATGTAATATGACCAGCCTCATATAATTTTTGAGCAATCATCATAGTCTTTTTAACTGGATAGCGAAATTTAGTTGAAGCGGTTTGTTGTAATGATGAGGTTATGAATGGAGGTGATGGATTTTGTGTTCTAGTTTTAGATTCAATCTTATTTATTGTAAATGCTTTTTGAAATTGAGGTAATAATGATTTAATCTTTTTTTCATCAGATGTTTCATACATTTTTCCAGTATCATATAAAGTTGTTTTTATTGTGCTCTTATCAATCTTAAAATTTCCATTTACATTATAAAATGATCCCTTATTTGAATCTAAAAAATCTAACACTTCATCTTCTTTATCAGCAATAAGTCTTACAGCAACTGTTTGAACTCTACCAACACTTAATTTTGATTTATTAATTCTTTTATATAATTGCTGAGTTAATTTAAATCCAACAATTTGATCTAATAGTGCTCTTGTTACTTGAGCATTCACAAGATTAAAATCCATTTTTCTAGGCTTTTTTAAGGCATCTAAAATAGCGGCTTTAGTAATTTCATTAAATGTTACTCTATGATAATTGTCTTTTAATTTTAATTCATCACGAATTGATTCAGCAATAGCCTCTCCTTCTCTATCTAAATCAGCACATAAGTATATCTCAGATGAAATCTTTACTAAGTGTTTAATATCATCAACTACTTTTTGTTTATCATCAATAATATCATATTTAGGAGAAAATGTTTTTTCATCAAAATAATCGCTTTTCTTTAATTGACGAATATGTCCGACTGAAGCAGTTACCTTATAATCAGATCCCAGAAATGATTGGATCTTTTTGATCTTACCAGGTGATTCAACTATAAATAATTTCATTCTTTAATATAATACAAGTTCTTTATAATCTTTTGTTAAATATATTTAAATCAATTTTTTGTTTTTATTTTAATTTATAATATATATATTAGAATGAATTATGAACAAAAATATTTAAAATATAAACAAAAATACATAACTTTAAAAAAATTAATAGGTGGAGTTATAAAATCAACTGAATCTAATATTCATCCATTATTAGAAAACTTATCTTCAACAAATACTATTCAACAAAAAGTAGTTTATTTAACAAATTTTTTAAGAAGTATCTATTTAACAAGAGATCATAAGGAACTTGTATTAACTACAATTAAAAATTATTATGACCGTAACTTAAATAATCTTAATGTTGATCAAAGAAATTTTGAAATAACTAGTAATTTAGTATTTTTAGTCCTTTCAAATACAACAACTCCTGAAAATAATATTGATTTTCGTTTAGTAAGAACATTGATAGGAGAAATACCTTTTGTTAGACCATATATTGAAGCAAAATTAACAACTGAAATTCCTAGATTAAGAGCTCAAATGGCTGTAAATTCAAGAGACCATGAGATATCTTTAGATTATTTAAATGAAAGATTAGCGAGAGTTCCTGACCGATCTAATAGTTTTTCAGGAAATGTTAGTGCTGAATTTGATCGTCAGGATATGCAAACTAAAATTAGAGAAGATATAGATAATGAAAGTAAAGAATTTGAGATAAAACAAAGAAAACTCAGTATGGAGATAACATTATACGAAAATATACTTTTAATATAAAAATTTTAAATATAAATTATTATGATAATAATTTATATTTAAGAATAAAATAATAGATAAATATTATGGAAACTCTTATTTATTCTTTAGGCATAATGACATTATGTGTATCAACAATTTCAAGTATTACATTATTTAATATAGGAAGTAATGTAATAATGACAAATAATAATAAAAATTTTTTAGTAAATATTGGATACATTTTTGGATTATTTTATATGAGTATTGTATGTGGAATGTTATTTACAATTAATATTCCATGGATCATATTATATACTATTGCTAATTCACCAGATATGAACTCAACAATTAATGTATTTTGTGCGCCAATTTTAAAAAATCTATCTAATTCAATTGAAGATTATTCTTATAAATTAGATCATCAAATTTCTTCAATTTTAGAAGAAAAATGTGGTGAAGAAATATCTAATAAAGAAAATGACGAAGAAACTTCTGATGAAGAATTAGATGAAAATGATTGTAAAGAAAATGATGAAGAAACATCTGATGAAGAATTAGATGAAAATAAAGAAACAGATAAAAAGTGTATTGAAGAAGAAAAGGGTATTGAAGAAGAAAAGGGTATTGAAGAAGAAAAGTGTATTGAAAAAGAAGAGTGTATTGAGGGAGAAGAGGGTATTAAAAAAGAAAAAGTATCAGAAATAAAATGTAATCTACCAACATCTCCTAAAAATTGTTATAAATGTGATAGAAAACCATGTACATTTGGGAGTTACTTTGAAATAGAAAATTGTGCTGGATCTAGTAGTTGTCTTTGTGTGAATGATGAAGAACAATGGAAATATAATTAGAATTCATTTATAATTTTAGCTAAATCCGATTGATTAATGCTATTTCCGTATATATATACGTTTAGATTTTGTCTTAAGAAGAAATCATTACAAAATTGATTAATTAATTTTGCATTTATATTCTTTACATTTTTTATTTCGTCATAAATTGTATCGTGTTTATCAAATAAATATTTTTTTGCGTGATATTTCATAATAAAATTTGGATTATTTATTTGAAATAAATTGCTAGTATCAAATATTTTTTTAACTTTTAATATTTCTTCATTTGAAATTAAGTTATTTTTTAAATCTTTAATGATATTTAAAATTTCTTTTACTGATTCTAAAATTAGTGAATTATTAACATTACAAATTATATGAAACATACCATTCTTTTCAGAAAAGACCGAAAAATCGGATTCGTTTGAATAACTTGACCCTAATTTATTACGAAGAACATCAAATAATTTAGAGGTTGAACCGCTTGAAAGATAATCCGATAAAAATTTTATGATACATTCTTGTTGAAAATTTATAGAATTAAAATAGAAATTAATAAAAATATAAGATTGATTATTTTTTTCATTTGGAATGATAGTAATATTTGGTTTCTTTTTTATAATATTATATTTAATTAATGGTTGATCATAATTTTCTTTATTAAATGTATAAGATTTCATACACAATTTAATTGTGCTTATAATTTTATTTTTATCAAAATTACCAGCAACAACTAAAATTGAATTATTAAGAGTATATAATTTACGAAATTCGCTTATTTGATTAATAGTCATATTCATAATATTATGTTCTGTTCCAATTATTAATTTTTCTAATGGCGTATTTTTAAATATCTCAGCAATAATATTATCAAATAATATTCTAGATGTATTTTCTAAATACATTTTATATTCTTCCATTATAACTCCCTTCTCTAATTCAACTTCTTCTTTTTCATATTTTGGATTTGAATATAAATCTAATATTATATCAATTATTTCATTAATATCACTTTTATTACCATTAATTTCATAATAAGTACAATCACGACTTGTTCCAGCATTATAATATGTTCCTAAATTATCTAATGATTTTAATAATGTTTTATTTGGGCGTTTTGTAGTGCTTTTAAACATCAAATGTTCTAAAAAATGAGCAACACCGTTATTTTCAGAAGTTTCATTAATAGAACCAACTTTAATAAACATTCCCACAGACACAACATCTGTTTTTTTCATAGGTAATAATAAAGTATTTAATCCATTAATATTAATATTATATAGTTTTTCCATATAATAATAAATAAAAAATAAACAAATCATTAATAAATTAACATTAATAATTTAAGAAATTTAGATTTCCTTGAACAACAATTCTATATGAAATTGCCTCACTTGTAGTAACAGATGGTCTAGTTATTTCAAAAATATCACCAATTTTTGCTCCAAAATATCTAGAAACTGGGTCAGAATCAACTATTCTTGGCATTTCTCTTTTTTTATTATCAAATGTTCTAAAATATTCATCATATTCTTGTTTATTTAATAATTTAAACTTAGGTTGTAAATCATGCTCTAAAATATTTACCATTAATTCAATTTCTTGAAATACCTGAGTATTTTGATAATCATCAAATTGTTTATATGCTTTTTTAGATATAGATGAGATGATAATAAATTTATGATATTTATTATATTTATCTAAGAAATTTTCAATATCATGACTGTCCTTAATAGTGGTAATACTATTATAAATAATTTTTATAGCAATGTTATTATTTTCATAATTAATATTTACTTCTAGATTTTCTCCTACATTTTTAATTAGATTATAAAAATGTGAGTAATCTTTTATCATCTTGCGATCTTTTAACATTTTAGAAACATTCAATAATATTAATTGTGTTTTTTCAGCAACATTATATTCAAGATTCATTATATATTATATATTACAATATTTTTATATAATATATTTAATTTTCACTTTTTATTTTGAATTTATATAAAATAATTATATATATTGATATATATTAAAGCCAATATGAACATTTTATTTATAAGCCTTTTAGTAGCAATTATATTTTATCTTTTGAATAATAAGACTGAAGAATTTACACAACATCAACCTATAGCTATTAAACAATGTAATTATAACGATAAAAGTCTAACTAAAAGATGCAAAGAAATTAGAGACGGATGTGCAAGTTTAGTTAAGGAAGAAGAAAAAATGAAAAATACTTTAGCCAAAGGATGTGATCTTAATAAGGACGCAAACACATCAAGGGAAACTCTTTCTAATAGAAGAGATTGTGTAACTGGTGTTGAAAGATTAATTAGAACTAAATATGCTAAGAAAGAATTATGCTCTCAAATAAAAAATATGCCAACATTACCCTCAAAAGCAAAGAAAACATCTGATCAAGTAGTTGTTAAAATTCCTGAAGTATTACCATATACAAAAGGAGCATATAGTGATGCAAAATTTTAAATTATTTAATTAAAAAATTATATTATTTTTTAATTTATCTGCTACATATTTAAACAATTTTATAATTGTTTAAACAAATCATCTAGTGAGCGAAATAAGGATAACGTCATATTATCGCTTAAATATATTTTAAAAAACTAAAACATTTACCGCTAAATACTAAATATAAGAAAACTTTATTGTTCTTAAACTATATCAATATGGTGTTCTTCATGAAGTTATAAATATATTAAATGAATAAAATATTAAGTTTATAAAAATAAAATTAAAATATAAAGTATTATATAAAGTATATAATGAACTATAATAGTGATAATTTAAAAGTTATATCATCAAATAAATCATTAAGTAAATCATCATATAAATCACAATCTAGTTATAATAATAACATAAATATAAGTGGTATCGATACATATGGATCTAAAACTGATCAATCACAAGTTGAAAAATCATACGGACATCCAACATTAAGTCGTTATAGATGTTGTGATGAAGAACCATATTTAGGAACCTCTAAAAATTTATTAGAATCAGAACCTGCTTCTATATCTGGTTATGGATTCGCTCAATATTCTGATATTACAAAATGTAATCTAGTATCAGAAAAAAAAATTAATAAAATCAATCAAGAAATTGAAGAAAATAATATAAATGTGGATGATATTTTTGATAAAAAATATAGAGAAAAAAAAAGTAGAAAAGCAAATCTAGGCAAAGATGTAATTAGTTATAGATTAAAAAGTTCAAAAGAATAGGGTATTAATTATAACAGTTATATAGATAATGATTTAATTTATATATTTTGAAAAAATATATAAATTATATATATATATAACATATGTCTAATACATTTGATCAAAATAATCTAATTGTTGAAGATTATGCCTTAATAAATAATAAAAATATTACTGCTGGCAATTCTTTAGTATCTCCATTTAGTCCATTTGATAAAAAATATTCTGGAAATTTAATATCTGTAAATGATGTAATAAACAAAAATAATAAACGTCGTCGTTCAACAAGAAGTCACTCATCTAGAAGTCACTCATCTAGACGTAGTTCTCAAGGTTCATTAAAGAAATATGTATATGGTCGTAGTTTTAGTGTGAATAGTTCTTCTAAATCTTCTAAATCTTCTAAATCATCTAAAAGATCTAGTTTGAATTCTCATTCATCATTATTTAAAAATAAATTAATCACAAATTTAGCATTATTATTAAGATTAGCAGTAAGAAATATTAGAAGATTACACAAAAGAAGTGCTCGCTTAATGAAAAGATTAAGGAGAACTTCTCAAAAACATAGAATGTTAAAAATGGTTATGATGAAAATAAATAAAATTCAAAATGCTACCAATAAAAGATTTAATAATATTAAATCTTTATCCATTAAGGACAATTATAAAAATGCTTTAAAATTAATTAAAAACATACAAGATAAGGCGTTCTCAGACACAATTAAGGCAGAAAGTTATTTAGAAGTAAAAAAAATTCTAAAAGTTGCTGATTTAAAAATTAAAGAAATTTATGCTTCTCTTAAATCTAGAACACCTTCCCTAAGATCTAAAGTATCCTCTTCTAGATCTAAAGTATCCTCTCCTACATCTAAAGTATCATCTCCTAAATCTAAAGTATCCTCCCCTAGATCTAAAGTATCATCTCCTAAATCTAAAGTATCCTCTCCTAGATCTAAAGTATCCTCTCCTAGATCTAAAGTATCCTCTCTTAGATCTAAAGTATCCTCTGCTAGAAGTAAAAAAATGAATAGAGTAATAAAAAAGATGAAATTAGAATTAGCATCAGAAGTTAAAAGAATGACACCAAAAGTTAAACAATTATTAAATAATACAAGTGCTTCTGTTAGAAAAACAATTTCTAAATTAAGTCCTGTAATGCTTAATAAAATTCGTAAAATAAATTTAAAAAAAGCATCATCCGCTCAAAAAGATTTGTTAAAAAAACTTTCTCCTGCGGTAGTTAGATCAATTCAACAATTACCATCTGCTTTAATTACTCACTTAATTAAAAAAGAAAACTTAAATAAATTACAAAAATCAACTCCTAAATCAACTCCTAAATCAACATCTCCTACAAAAATAACACCTAAATTTAAGGCAAGTGTAAAAAAATTAAAAGAAAGTGTAAAAGTTGCGATAGCAAAATTAACACCTACTATAATCAATGATATTCGTAAATTACCATTTAAGAAATTAACTTTTGTACAAAAAGAATATCTTAAAAAATTTACACCTTCTGTAATTAGAACCATTCGTAGATTATCCCCAATTGGAATGAAATATTTAAAAGATGAAGCTGATAGATTATATAAGCCATTAACAGAAGAAGATAAATCAAAAATAAGTAGTATTTCAAAAGCAACCAGAGAAGCATTATCAAAATTAAGTTTTGATGTAATAACTGAAATTCATAATTTATCAGCAAATAAGAGTTCTGCTTTAGAGAAAGACTTTTTAACTAGTTATTCAGCAGAATTAATAAAGATAATCAAAGATTTACCATTAAATGTATTAAGAGAATTAAAAGTAGCAGTTAATAAAGAATTTTTATCAAGTAGTGAAGTCGCAAAAGTTAAAAAAATTAATACTTCACAAAAAATAGCTATTTCTAAAATACCATTAAGTGTTCTTAATGAACTTCGTAAAATACCATTATCTGAAAGATTTGAAGAATTTACAGAAAATAAATCACGTAGCTCATCTAAATCACCAAAATCTACAAACTCACCAAAATCAACTAAATCTCCAAAATTAACTGAATTACAAAAGAAATACTTAAAGAAATATCCAATTTCATTAATTAAAAGTATTAAAAATTTAACACCAAATGCTATAAAATTCATTAAAAAAGATATAAGTGCTAAGATTAAGAGTGCTTCTATCAAAAAAGTTAATACCGTTATTAAATCTTTAGGCACACCAGTTGTTAATATATTAAAACAATTAACCCCAAAAGCAGCTGATTATGTACATAAATTAAAAGGAATTGCTGAATGTGATTTAACCGATAAACAAGTTAAATTCTTAAAGCAATTCCCACCAAAAGTTCTCAAAAAGATTCAATCTATGCCCTTAAAATTAGTTAAAAATATAGTATCTAAAATAGCAAAGAAGCCAACATGTGTAACACCTCCTGTTTCAACACCAAAATGTAATTGTCATTTATATAAAAAATCTTCACTTTCTCCTAAAGATAAAAAAGTAGTTAAAAATTTAATAAAAGAATTAAGTCCTGATATTAAACACAGACTTGGCAAATTAACACCTAAACAAATATATCGTCTTCGTAAATTACAATCAAAGAAAAGTTTAACACCCAAACAAAAGGCATTTGTTAATAGATTTTCACCCAATCTTGTAAGATCAATTTCTAGATTTTCTCCTCGTTACTTAAAACACATTGTTAGAAGATTATCAAAGAAACCAAGTCCAATTACAAATAAGATGGTAATTTCAATTATAAAGAAAATGGATACTGATATGAGAAATAATATTTCTAGATTATCTCCACATGTAATTAAACAAATACATAAATTAGTTGTAGATAATAAGAATTTAACACCTAAGGAAAAAAATTATGTCAAGAGATTTGATACTTCATTAGTAAAAACTATTAAAGAAGTTCCTCCTACATTAATAAAACATCTCATTAAAAAGATGTATAATAGAGTAACACCAGAAACTCTATATAGAGCAAATAATATAGTTAAAAAACTTTCTAAGAAAAACTATAATGTATTGTCAAAGATGTCATATAATGAATTTATGAGATTACATAATCTATTACGCTGTCGCCGAAATCTATCAGCTGATCAAATAAAAGCGATGGGTGGTTATTCAGCTAACTTATTAAGATCAATTAAAGCCATGCCTAGAAAAGCATTGAAAAATATATACAGTTCTCTTCAAAAACAAAGCTCATTAAAATCCTCAACTTCTAATTTAAGTGACTCTTGCGCTTGTTCTGATAAATATTCTATAAAATCTAAAGAATCATCCAAAAAAGTATCTAAGAAAGTATCTAAATTATTAAGTAATTTTAGAAAGAAATTGATGAAGATGAGTCCTAAGTTATCTCCTAAGGAATTAAAGAAACGTTTATCTTCTTATAGAAAGAAGATTGTTCGCAGATTATCAAGCAAATCATCCGGTAAATCATCTAAGAAATTATCTAAGAAACTATCTAAAAAAGTATCTAAATTATTAAGTAATTTTAGAAAGAAATTAATAAAAATGAATCCAGATTTAACTCCTAAACAAATAAAAAGACGTTTATCTTCTTATAGAAAGAAGATTGTTCGCAGATTATCAAGCAAATCATCCGGCAAATCATCTAAGAAATTATCTAAGAAAGTATCTAAGAAAGTATCTAAATTATTAAGTAATTTTAGAAAGAAATTGATGAAGATGAGTCCTAAGTTATCTCCTAAGGAATTAAAGAGACGTTTATCTTCTTATAGAAAGAAGGTTGTTCGCAGATTATCAAGCAAATCATCCGGTAAATCATCTAAGAAATTATCTAAGAAACTATCTAAAAAAGTATCTAAATTATTAAGTAATTTTAGAAAGAAATTGATGAAGATGAGTCCTAAGTTATCTCCTAAGGAATTAAAGAGACGTTTATCTTCTTATAGAAAGAAGGTTGTTCGCAGATTATCTAGCAAATCATCAGGCAAATCATCTAAGAAATTATCTAAGAAAGTATCTAAATTATTAAATAGTTACAAGAAGAAATTAAAGAATATGAGTCCTAAATTATCTTCCAGTGAAATAAAGAAGCGTATGTCTATATTTAAAAAGAAAGTAGTTAAAAGATTATCATCACGCACAAAAAAACAAATAAAAGAAATTAGTGTTGAAAATTTATTAAGAATAAAAGAATTAAGTAAAAAACAATATGACTTATTAACAGAAGAAGAAAAAATGTTCTTAAATAAATATCCTAAACGTGTTACAGATGTAATTGTAAATCTACTAATTAAATATCTCTTAAGTATTAAGAAATCACCTCGCACTCCTACAAGAGCACCTCTAGTAAAACCTAAACCAAAACCTGAAATACCTACTATTTATAGTGACGTTCGTGTATATAAGGTAGGTAATTTAGTAAAATATAAAGGTGGGTTATTTAAAATGGTAGAATCTGCTGGAGCTCCAGGATATAATCCTCATAGAAAAGATGATAGATTATGGAAAAGAATTGGTGATGATTTAGACTACAAATCTCCTCCAAAACCAATTTCTAAGAAATTAGTTTCATCTCCTTCAACACCTAAATCAACACCTAAATCAACACCTAAATCAACACCTAAATCAACACCT